ATGGCGCGGGTGCGGAACACTTGGGACTTGGCTCGAATTTGCACCGATGCGGGCGCAGCGCCGCCGATAGATATTGGGCGGGGGCCAAGGTTCGTTAACGACCCTGGGGAAACAGGATGGGGTGTCCTCACCATTCCCGACGTGGCCCAAGATGCGCTTGACGCGGCGCTGACCGCATGGCTGGAGGCGAATCCGCAGTGACGATCTACGATACCGACCAGGGGCGTTTCCTCACGCTTCCCGACCCGTTTTTCGACGAGTTGCTTGGGGTGCATCGGGAGTATTGCCCGGCGATGCTGACGTTCTGCCGGTCGGTGATCAAGGAGGGCGGCATTGTTCTGGACATCGGCGCCAACATCGGCGCGGTGGCCGTGCCCTTGGCGGGTATGGTCGGCAAGTCGGGGCATGTCATCGCGGTAGAGCCTCAGCCGTTGGTTTCGCGGGTGCTGAATGCGAACCTCGCGATTAACGGCCGGTGGAACGCCACGGTAATGAATGCGGCAATGGGCGACAGGATGGGCACGGTGACGGTGCCGATCCTTGACCCAGAGAAGCCCAACAACTACGGCGGGCTTGGGCTTGACGATTTTCGGGGTGGGGCGGCGGTCCCCATGGTCACCGTGGACAGCCTGGCGCTTCGACGTTTGGACCTGATGAAAATCGACGTCGAGGGGCATGAAATGACCGTGCTCGAAGGCGCGGGGGATACGCTCGCGCGGTGCCGGCCGGTGGTGATAGCGGAAGCTGAAATCGGCACGCTGGCCGATGATTTGGTCGCATGGGCACCGGGGCACGGCTACCGGCCGCACTGGCTCACGACGCAGTACACGACCCGCGCGACCGAGGGGATTTGGCGGGACTGTGTGTCGATTGACATGGTTCTGTGGCCGGAAGAAAGCGGGGAGATTGACCTGCCGCGCGCGGTGACGTCGGATTGGCGCGGCGAAGTCATGGCGTGGCAAGCGGCGGCATAGTAGACGCGCTTGACTGTTTGTGTTAGCGTCGAATCAGAGAATGCGGTTTCGCGACGATGGCCCCCATTTGGGGGCCATTTCCATGTGAGGGTGTCCCGATGCCAAAGTCTGCCGCGTGGCAACGCAGCGAGGGCAAGGCGAAGTCCGGGGGGCTAAACGAAAAGGGCCGGCGCAGCTACGAGCGCGAGAACCCTGGCTCCGATCTTAAGGCCCCGGTGAAGTCGGGCGATAACCCCCGGCGCGCGTCGTTTCTGGCGCGGATGGGCAACATGCCCGGACCCGAGCGGGACGATAAGGGCGAGCCGACGCGGCTGTTGAGGTCGCTCAATGCGTGGGGCGCCAGTTCCAAGGCCGATGCGCGGGCGAAGGCTGCATCGATCAGCAAGCGCAATGAGGGCAAGAAGTGAGGGATTACCGCAAGGGCGGAAAGGTCAAGGGGCCGGGCACGGGAACCAGCGACAGCGTTCCCGCAAGGCTATCGAAGGGCGAGTTTGTGACGACCGCCAAGGCAACACGCGAAATCGGCGCTGATAAACTTCGGCGTCAGATGACAGCGGCCGAGCGCCGCGCAGACCGGAAGGAACCGAAGCGATGATGACTTGTGCGTCCTGCCCGAACCCCGCAGCCTGTAAGAAGGCCGGCGTGTGCATGAAGAAGGCTGCCGGCTACAAGAAGGGCGGCATGGTGAAGAAGCCGACCAAGGGCGGCAAGAAGTAAGCATGACCGACCCCACCGTGCAGATGATGGCGCGGGCGCGTCTCGGGTCGGATTTGGAGGTGTTCAAGAATACTGAGCCCTACAAGTTCCTCATGGCGTGCGCCCGCCAGCGGTACGATGCGGCGGTCGAAGAGTTGATTGATGCGAACCCCGCCGACGTGGGCGCCATTGCGCAGGCGCAAGCGGATGCGCGGGTGTTCCTGAGCCTTCAGTCGTGGATTGACGGGGCGATACAGGACGGCGGCATCGCGCACCGGGAGCTTCGGGCTCGGGATTACACGGAATGAACCCCCACCTCGCCGCGCACCGTGCCGCGCTGGACAAGCTGGACGCGGAAATCCCATTGGTCGAGGCGCTGGCGGCTGACTGCATCGCGAGCATCAAGGCCGGGGGTAAAATCCTCTTGTTCGGAAACGGCGGGAGTGCGGCGGATGCCCAGCATTGGGCAGCGGAACTAACGGGGCGGTATCGGCGCGAGCGCATTGCCTTGCCGGCTATCGCCTTGACCACGGACACGTCGGCGCTGACGGCCATCGGGAACGACTACGGGTTTGATGAGGTGTTCGCGCGACAGGTGCGGGCGCTCGCTCGGGACGGCGATGTTCTGATCGGGATCACGACGTCGGGCACATCGCCTAACGTCATTGCGGCCATCAAGGCGAACGCCAGCCGGGCGTGCATTCACGCGCTCGTCACCGGGGATCGTGCGCCGGGCATGTCTCTTCTGGATCACGTCATCCGCGCTCCCGGCGACAGCACGGCGACGATCCAAGAGATGCACGGGATCATCGGCCACATCCTGTGCGGCATGATCGAAGATGCGTTTGCGGAGTGACCGCAACCAGTCACCGGCCCCAACGGGTCGGTAAGCCCTAACGCGCCTTGGGCAAGCGCGCCAGCAGCGTCGGATGACGCCGCACTTCCCATGATGGAGCCTCACTTGACTGATCAGGACGCCACCCTCCCCGAGGGCGCGTCGGTGCAGTTCAATGCCGACCCGCCCCCGCAGATCGACCTTAACGCCGACGACACGCCGCCGGTCGTATCCGACAAGCCCGAACTGACGGGCCGGGACGCGGTCGAGGAAGCCGCTGCCCGGAAGTCCAAGGACGCGCAGGACCGCAAGCTCCGAGCCGCGCAGGGCATTGCGGAGCCGCCGAACGACGACGGGGACGATGGCGACGAGCCGCCCCCGGCCCCCGCCGAAGCGCCCCGAAGCGCCGACGGCAAGTTCGCCGCGAAGAACGTCGCCGACGACACGAAAATCCGCGTCAAGGTCAACGGCGAGGAGCGCGAGGTCACCGTCGAGGAGCTTCGGCGGAACTACCAGATCGAACAAGCCGCCCGGCAGCGGATGCAGTCCGCATCCGACATGCAGCGGCAAGCGGCGGCAATGCTAGAGACGGCCCGACAGGAAGCCGCTCGCATCGCCAACGCGAACCAGACGTCCCCCGGCGGAAAGCCCGTACAGGCCGATACCGGGGACGACGAGGTGGACAAGCTGGCCGAGGCGCTCGCCTACGGCAGCAAGGACACCATTAAGGACGCGCTCGGCAAGGCGCTTCGTGGACAGGGCGGTACGCAGCAGGCACCCGCCCTTACCCCTGATGTTGTTCAAGCCGAGATTGATCGACGGATGCGCGCATGGCAGGTCGCATCCGAAGCGCAGACGGACCTACGAACCTTTGCCGAACGTCATCCCGAGATTGCCAAGGACGACGACCTTCAGGTTCTGGTCGCCCAGCGTGCCCAACGCATGATGCTGGAAGACCTTGAAACTGTGGGCGCCGACCCGCGTGTTCTAGCCTCCCTAACGCCCGCCCAGATCGGTTTCTATCACCGTGAGGCGGTACGTCTCGGCTACGCGCGGCCGACCATGACGATCTTCGACACGGCGGCTAAGGAAACGAAGTCCAAGTTCGCGCCGCCGGCTCAGGCCGCCCTTCAGTCCCGCAAGGACGCGAAGGCGAACCTGTCCAAGCCGACCCCCGCTGCCTCCGTCCGGGCGCCTGCGCCGCAAGCGCCCAAGCCGAAGACCCCGGCAGACATCATCGCTGAAGAGCGAGCGTCTCGCGGGCTTCGCTACGCCTAACAACTCGCGCAGTGATGCGCCGGTAGAAGGAACACCAACATGCCTGCTGGTCAGGTTTGGTCCACCAATTCGCTTGGTGGATTTCTCTACAGCGACGAGCTTTCCGACGTTCTTCGCACGGAAGTCCGCGCAACCAACAAGTTTCGACAGATTGCCGATGCGCAGGACTTTTCGGACAAGGGCCTTCATCACGGGCAGCTTGTGACGTGGAACGTCTACTCGAAGCTGGACGGCACCGCGACGACGCTGGCCGAGACGACGGCTATGCCGGAGACGAACTTCCGTGTCACTCAGGGCACGGCGACGGTTCTGGAATGGGGCCGGGCGGTCCCGTTTACGAGCATCGTTGACTACTTCGCGAAGCACTCGGTCAATGAGGTGACCCGGAACGCCCTCGCGCGCGATTGCCGCGAGACGCTTGACCGGGCGGCGTTCGCTGAGTTCAACAAGACCGCCCTGCATTACGTCGGCACGGCCACGGCCGCCGCTGGCGTTCTCACGACGAACGGGACGGCCACGGCCACCAATTCGTCGGCCCTCAACAAGTACCACGTCCGCGCGCTCGTCGATACGATGAAGGAGCGGAACATCCCGGCGTTTTCCGGCGATGACTATCTCGCCATCGCCCGCCCGACGACTTACCGCACGCTGCGGAACGAGTTGGAGACGGTGAGCCAGTACGTCGAAAGCGGGTATGGGAAGATCCTGCGCGGCGAGATTGGCCGGTTCGAGGGTGTTCGATTCATCGAACAGTCTAACATCCCGCGTGGTGTTTCCGCGTCGGGTGCGACGACGATCCCGAGCGGCACGGCGTGGTCGTCCAACGCCTCGGATTGGTGCTTTTTCATGGGCGCCGACACGGTGGCCGAGGTGATTTCGGTTCCGCCGGAGGTCCGTGGCAAGATCCCGTCCGACTACGGCCGGTCGCTTGGCATGGCGTGGTACGCCTTGGAGGGTTTCGGCATCATCTACAATTCCACAAGTGACCCGAGCGCGACGAACGCTCGAATCATCAAGTGGAACTCGGCCGCCTGAGTACTTGCGGCAGAC